GACCGGTGCTGTTGTTCGGCATATGGCAATTGGTAGAGATTTTCGTGAAGCCAATACTCACGCTCAAGCATCTACTAATGTTCACGGACTTACTGGTGGCGCAGCAGTAGTTGGTACTACATCTACGCAAACCCTAACCAACAAGACTCTTACCTCCCCTACAATTTCTGACCCAGTATTTACTGGTACGCCTACGGCTCCATCCTCAATCGTCTTCGAGGGTACCAATGCTGACCCATTTGAGACCACCCTTACGGTAACTGAGCCAACTCAGGACAACACGATTACCTTGCCAGATGTAACTGGTACGGTGACAATCAACTCTGCTACTCAGACCCTGACCAACAAGACCCTGACCAGCCCTGTTATCAACGGTAGCCCCAGTATCACCGGTCTTGCTAACCCAGTCAATAACCCTGATGCAGCCAACAAGGCTTATGTAGATTCTATCCTCGGCTCCGCTACCGCTGCTTCTACCTCTGCAGCTGCTGCTAATACCTCAGCGATTGCTGCTAGCACCAGCGCAGCCAGTGCCTCTGCTAGCGCCTCTGCTGCCTCTACAAGTGCTGCTGCAGCCAATACAAGTGCTATCGCTGCTACAACATCTGTCGCTGCAGCCAACACCTCTGCTATCGCAGCAAGCACCTCCGCAGCCTCTGCCCTGGTTAGCGCCAACTCAGCTGGTGCCTCAATGGCTGCAGTTGCAGCAAATGCTGCTTCGGCTACCACATCTGCTGCTGCCGCTAATACATCTGCCATAGCAGCATCAACTTCTGCATCAAGCGCATCCGCTTCCGCTGCTGCTGCTAACACGTCTGCTATTGCTGCGTCTACCGCTGTAGCCAATGTTGCTGCTGCATCGACCAGTGCTGCTGCTGCGAATACCAGCGCAGTCAATGCTTCAACCTCGGCAGCAAGTGCATCGGTATCGGCTGCTGCAGCCTCTACCTCTGCTGCGAATGCTTCGGTAAGCGCAACATCTGCCGATGCTTCTGTCTCTGCGGTTGCTGCCTCGGCTGCTGCTGCTAGCACATCTCAAGCCTCAGCAAGCACATCCGCTGCTGCAGCAAGCACCAGTTCTGCCAGTGCTTCTACTTCGTCTGCTAACGCCAACACTTCGGCTGTAGCTGCTAGCACTTCTGCTGCTAACGCTGCTGCATCCTACGACTCATTCGATGACCGATACCTGGGAGCAAAGGCCTCGCCTCCAACGGTAGATAATGACGGCAACCCACTTCTTACCGGTGCTCTCTATTGGAACACCAACCTCAACCAGATGTTTGTGTGGTCAGGTTCTGCCTGGGGCAGCATCTCTTCGACAGCAGAAATTTATCGTTATAAGTACACCGCTGCTGGAGGAGAAACCTCCGAGTCGGGTCCAGATGACAATGGTCTAACCCTTAGCTACCTTGTTGGCAAGGAGCAGGTCTACCTCAATGGTGTCTTGTTAGTTCGTGGAACTGATTATGTGGCTACCAATGGAACCTCTATCGCATCTCTTAGCCCAGCATTGGCTGCTAGCGATGTTCTAGAAATTATTACTTTTACAGCATTTGACCTGACCACAGCACTTGATAATGACCTCTTTGAAGCAAAGGGTGACTTACTATCAGCAAGTGCTGCCGGAACAGTTGCTAGAGTGCCTGTTGGTACCAATGGCACATTTTTACAGGCTAATAGTGCTGTAACCGCTGGAGTCTCTTGGGCTTCAGTAAACACCGACCCTACCACCGACATTTTCCTATTGATGGGAGCCTAAGAAATGGCATATAAAGTACTTGGACAACTAGCAGCAACAACGACTGCTACTGCTGTCTACACCTGTCCTTCGTCTACTGAAACGGTTGTATCAACTATTACTGTTTGCAACCGAGCAGCAGCGACTAAGACCTATCGAATTATCCTTCGACCAAATGATGAGACGCTGGCTGATAAGCACTACCTTGCTTACGACGTAGCTATTGCTGCCAACGACACCGTTGCCCTTACCCTTGGTATTACGATGGATGCAACAGATAAGCTTTATGTATCGTCCTCAACCAATGACCTTTCGTTCAACGTATTTGGTAGCGAAAAGGCGGTCTAATGTCTACCCGTAGATTCTCTCAGTCTTCCATCAAGCAAGGCACAAGAGATAATAGGTTTAGTGTTGGATTCTTTATCGAAGCTAAGGCAACCGGTGGAACGATAGTATCTGACGCCACCTACTCAGACGATAAGTATTGATGCTGTCATTATCGCTGGCGGTGGAGGCGGTGCTGGTAACGGAACCGATGGTGGAGGCGGTGGAGGTGCTGGTGGCTATAGGTCAATCAGTGCTACAACAGCAACTGTCCAAAACTATACAATTACTGTAGGCGGTGGTGGTGCAGTTGGAGCCGGTGGTACTGGTTCTTCTGCATTTAGTACAAGCACAACCGGTGGCGGAAACGGTGGAACATTTGGCTCCAATGGTGGCGGTGGTGGTTCTGGTGGCGGTGGTGGTCGCTCAGGTAGTGCTACTACAGGCGGTGCTGGTAACACAGGTAGTTATTCTCCAGTAGAAGGTTATGCTGGAGGTAACGGTGGTGGTGGATGTATGAGCGCCGGTGGTGGTGGTGGCGCAGGAGGAGTCGGTAATAATAACTGTTCAGACTGCGGTGGTTCGCCGACTGGAAACTGCAGTCGAGGTGGCATTGGAAGCAACGCACACTCTACTTGGTGGTCTGCTATAACTTCTGCTATGACTAGCATTACAAATTGGAGTACTGCTACAACTGCTGGATACATTGCTGGTGGTGGTGCTGGTATGTGGGGTACGGGAGGAACTAACATACCTGGCGGAGATGGTGGTGGCGGAAGCGTTCCTGGTGGAACCGTCAACGGAACTCCTGGCGTCGAAAACACTGGCTCTGGTGGTGGTCCCGGAAAGTTTACGCTCAATGCTGCTGCCGGAGGTAAAGGCTTAGTTGTTGTTAGGTATGTAAAGCTATAAGTTATGGACCAATCAAAAATAAATAATCTATGGTCTATGCTTGGTATAAACAAACGCCTTGCAACCAAAGAGGTGGCACAAAACAGATACGATATTTGCAAGTCTTGTGACCGGTTTGCGAATATCACAAAACAATGTTTAGAATGTAAATGCTTTATGAAAGTAAAGGTTACATTTCCAAAATCAGTATGTCCAATAGGGAAGTGGTAGAGGATGGCACATTTTGCAGAACTAGATGATAACAATATAGTTACTCGAGTGCTTGCAATCTCCGACGAGCAAGAGCACAGAGGGGAAGAATATCTATCCGTAGAGCTCGGACTAGGTGGCAGGTGGATTCAAACCTCCTATAACCACCGAATTAGAAAGCAATACGCCGGCATTGGGCATAGGTACGACGAGGATGCTGACGTATTCATTGCTGCCCAGCCATTCCCATCGTGGACCTTGGACGGGAATTATGACTGGCAACCACCGGTTCCATATCCTAATGATGGATTAGGTTACTTCTGGAATGAAGAAGAGCAAGACTGGGAATTTATTAGCATTTAGTTTTATTATAAAAAATATACTATTCTTGAAAGAGGTAGCCAATGACAAAAGCTAGAACCAACGCAGATAATGCGGATGATGGCGTAACACTGACAGGTTCAGAAACGGTTAGCAACAAGACAATGACTGCTCCGTTGCTCAACAACGCTATTGTCGTAGCTCCAGAGGAGCGATGGACTACATCTGCCACCACTGCGACTGGAACAATCAACTTTGATGCTGCCACCCAGGGCGTTCTTTATTACACCAGTAATGCTTCGGCAAACTGGACTTTGAATATTAGGGGTAACAGCACAACAACCCTCAACTCAATCCTTGCTGTGGGCGATACCATTACGGTCAACTTCCTTGTTACTAATGGTACTACTGCCTACTATCAGACTGGGTTTCAACTAGACGGTTCTTCACAGACTATTCGCTGGTCTGGTGGAACTGCTCCTGCTGCTGGCAACGCATCCTCAACTGATGCCTATTCATTTACCATCGTAAAGACTGCAGCAACTCCGACCTATACGGTCTTTGGTGCCGGTCCAGTCAAATACGCCTAGGAGATACAATGCCATTTTTCAATCTTGTCAGTGCTGGTGGTGTGCCACTGGCAACCGTTACTGGTACTACTGGTTCACCCAACATTGACACCACTAGCCGTGCTGGTAAAACTATTTACAACTTTACTGGTTCGGGTTCTATTACCATTGGTACAGGTGGTACTGCTGAGGTATTGATTGTCGGTGGTGGCGGTGGTGGTGGAAAAACCAACGGTGAGGCAGCATCTGGTGGTGGTGCTGGTGGAGTGTTGTATGCCGCCAGTCAATTTTTACCATCCGGAACATTGACAGTTACTGTTGGTGGTGGTGGTGATGGTGGAACATCAAACACCAACCAAGGTGGTAAAAATGGAACTTCATCCTTGATTGGTAATTTAGTATCAGTTGGCGGTGGTGGTGGACAACCGGGAAACAGCACCTCAATAGGACTCAATGGTGGTTCCGGAAGTGGTGGTGCTGTTCGACAGGGTGTGGGTGCTGCTGCTGGCTCAGGAGTGTCTGGACAAGGAAACGCTGGTGGAGCAGGTTCTACTGTAAATGGTGGTGGTGGTGGCGGGGCTGGTGCTACTGGCTCAACTCCGAACGGCGGAAATGGAGCAGCATATTCCATAACTGGAACATCTGTTACATACGGTGGCGGAGGAGGCGGACAAGGCACCACAAGCGGAACGGGTGGAACTGGTGGTGGTGGAGCTGGTAACGACAATGCAAACGCAACAAATGGAACTGCAAACTCTGGCGGTGGCGGTGGAGCAACTAGTGGTGCCGGAGTTGCTGGAAATGGCGGCTCTGGTCGAGTGATTGTGGTGATTGGATAATGGCACATTTTGCACGAATTGAAGATGGTTTCGTTAGAGAAGTTATTGTTGTCAGCAACGATGTAATTATTGACCAAGATGAAATTGAGCAGGAACAACTAGGTGTTGACTTCTGCAAGTCTTTATACGGTCAAAATACCGAGTGGGTCCAAACATCCTACAACGGCAACATTCGAGGTAAGTATGCAGGAGCTGGAGATAAGTGGGATGGTGAGAACTTCACCTATCCCGTAATCGAAGAATAACATAGCAAGGGGACACTATGGAAATGCCATTCAACTACGCCAAGGATGTATACGGCGGAACTGAATATATGGCTAGGACCTGGGAGAAGGAAGTCCTTCCCCATATGGTCAATCTGGACAAGTACCTTTGTATGATAGCTCCAGGCATTACTCTCGATGCCGAGGGCATCATCAAGGATGGAAGACCAGTTATTTTCTGGCTTCACAATACCAAGTCACAGTTCAATCCTGACTACGTGGCAAGGGTGCTAGGACATCAGTCGGTCATTGACAGGATTGCCTACATCATCGTGCCGAGTATGTGGCACAAGCTGTGGACAGCAGAGGAATTCAACATCTCTCTGGATAGAATCAAGGTTATCCCTAACGCTATCCATCCTCTGACTTACAACGCAGAGAAGTTCAGCAACATCAAGCAAGTCAGGATAGTCCACACATCGAGTGCCTATCGCGGTCTGCCTATCCTAATGAACAGCCTCAAGCACATTGACGCTGACTTCAGGCTAGAGGTCTACAACGACTACAACCCAGACCTGCACTACCACGATGACCAGAACACCATCGACAAGCGTGTGCGGTTCTACTGGAAGACTCCACGCAGGACTGTAATGGAGGCGGTAGAGAGCGCACACATCCTCGCCTATCCGTCTATCTACCTCGAGACATTCTGCCTCTCGCTGGCTGAGAGCCAGTCTGCTGGCAACCTAGCTGTCTATCCCGAACTCGGTGCTCTTACCGAGGTAGGCGATATGCGTGGTGTGGTCTACGAGTATGACGAAGATATGGCAAAGCACGAAGCCATCTTTACTGGAGCCTTGACCCTAGCCATACAGAAGGTGCTGGCAGGGGAATGGAATCCAGCAGAACAGGTTGAATCTATCAACAGCAGGTATTCCTGGGAGAAGGTTACTCAGGATTGGATTGAGTTCGACAAACAACTACAGGGGGACAAATGATACAAAAGCAAGAGACTGTCGCTATCGGCTGGTGCGACAACGGACTAACAGACGGCAAGTTCACAGAGGGTCTGATGACGGCGGTCATCGCAGGACCAGGCAACGGTATGCCAATTCATACCAGCATCCGAGTGCAAGGTAACCAGATTGGGCGTCAGCGCCAGGTGCTCTTCGACCACTGGGCAGACAAGATGAAGACGGACTGGTTGCTCTGGGTGGACTCAGACATTGTTCTGACCCTTGATGCAATGGCTAAGCTCTGGAAGACAGCAGACAAGATTGCTCGTCCTGTTGTATCCGGTGTCTACTTCATCTCCAAGGAGAACGAGGGAACGCTGATGCGTCCCTTCCCAGCACTCTTCAACAACGTATCTGAGTTCGCTATTCAGTACATACACCCACTACCAGATAACGAGGTTATCCAGGTAGACCAGGCAGGCTTTGGCTTTACCCTGATGCACCGCTCTATCATCGCCAAGATGCGAGAGAAGCACGGCAACGTCTCGTTCTTCACTGAGACTGCTGCTAGCAACGAGGATGACCACTTCGTGGGCGAGGACATTATCTTCTTCCGTAAGCTCAAGGAAGCAGGCGTCCCACTCCACGCACACACCGGTGCGCTGGTCAAGCATATGAAGCGCTTCAGCCTTGACTTTGACTACTACGCATTGTATTGGACACATCAACAGCTCAAAGAGCGGATAGCAAATGAGTCTGCTAACGGAGATAGTTCCAGTAGTTAGAACAATAGATAACCATATAGATGATTTAGATGCTATAGGTATACCTCAGAAGGAGAAGAATGACTAGAGATATTACCGAAGGTCGGTCCAATAGAGCTATTGCCGTCGACGTTGGTATTGTATCAAGTTCTGCCATCTGGCAAAACACCAAAGAGGCATATGATGTTGCTATTGGTGGACAGCCATTCTTCTATTCAACAAATGATGAACGCCCTTATGTTAGGGAAACAGCACCATTTAGAAAAGAACAGTTTGATAATGGTGCAGAACCTGGTGAACAAAGTCTCACCGGCTGGTGGATTAGAAGCCAATCCTCGTTCCATAATGGAGCGGGGATAAATTTTTATGACCCGTCAGCTGGCGAAACCGTGGCATATAGATACAAAGAATCTAAAGGGCTTGATGTATGGACCAAGGGTCAGGTAACCCTACTCAATACCACCACACAAGCATATACTGCAGCAGCAACTACTAGTACACCGTTTATCGTAGGCGCTAATGATGGTACTAATGATATGTTGTTAGTCGCTGATAATACTGGACTAAATAAAATTACTGTATCTGGTAATACTGCTACCGTAACTGCATATACACTATCTGTCACATCTCACACTGCCATATTTTCTGCAGTAACTACAGATGGAACACGATACTTTGCTGCTGATAATACAACAATTCACGTAGGTAATCTTGGTGGTACAACGAGTGATGGTTCTACCTATGCTACTAGCGCAGCTACCGCAATAGCTATTGCTTATGTAAAACAACGCCTAATGGCTGGTATAACAAATAAAATTTATGAACTAAATCCTAATTTTACACCAAATGGTGGACATACAACTGACCCACTACCCACTCCGCTTTTTACTCATCCAAATTCTTCGTGGATTTGGACAGCTATAGCAGAGGGTCCAAGAGCTATTTATTATGCTGGCAAACTTAGAAATATTAGTAGCATCTTTATGTCTACTATTACTACAGCTACTACTAATAGTCTTGGTTTTCCTTCTCTTAATATTCCTGTTGTTATTGCAGACTTTCCAGAGGGTGAAGTAGTCAACGATATAAAAACTTATCTTGGTTCTTATATGGTTATTTGCACCAGCAAAGGTGTTCGTGTAGCAGTAATGGCTGATGACGGAACTATTAGTTATGGTCCACTCATAACCGAGGGTGCCTTCAATAGAGTTGTGTTTAGAGATAGATTTGCATATGTCTCTGGTGTAGTTGATGGTGAAGCAGGACTTATAAGGATTGATTTGTCTGCCCAGATTGAGCCACTTAGATTTGCTTATGCTTGGGATGTAGTGGCATCTGGTGTAACTAGTGGTGCTGCACTATCTGTAGCTTTCTTGGGTAATACTGATAGGGTTGCTTTTGCTGTTGCTGGACAGGGTGTTTGGATTGAATCTGCATCTACTTTGGTAACTAGTGGCTATCTACAGACTGGCTTTATTCGGTACTCGACTCTTGAACCAAAGAACTTCAAGCGCCTTATCGGGCGAGGTGAGTTTGAAAAAGGCTCTATGACTCTTAGTGCAGTCACAGAAACAGGTACACAGTATGACTACATTTCATATGATAGTGCAGTCGGTAGTCCAGAAGTAACAACTTCTAATCCAGCACTACCACAGGAATATCTAGCCTACAAATTTACTCTTTACAGAGACGGTTCTGACTCAACATTGGGTCCAACATTCAAGGGCTACCAAGCCAAAGCAACTATCGCTACCCCACGGCAAAGGATTATGCAGTTCTCAGTCTTTTGCTATGACACAGAAACAGATAGATACAATGTTCAGGTTGGTTATCAGGGCAGAGCATTGGATAGGTTGCTAGCTCTCGAATCAATTGAAGAAGACGGGGATGTACTTACGTGGCAAGACTTGACTACTGGCGAATCTCGCCAGGTAGTGATTGAAAAAATCTCGTTCACTAGAGCAACTCCGCCCTCTAAACAGTTTAGTGGGTTTGGAGGAGTTCTCACTATTACAATAAGGACTGTGTAACTATGTCTCCTGCTGATTGGGCTGGACTTGCCGTAGCCGTAATGACTATCGTCGCTGGATTTGCAACAGCTATTAGATGGTTAGTCAAACATTACCTTAACGAATTGAAGCCCAATGGTGGGTCATCACTAAAAGATAAAGTAGATAAGTTAGATGAGAAGGTTGAGTTCCTGACTGACTTGGTTATTCAGGCATTCAAGAAGTAACTATGACCATTATTGACAATCCCTGGCTAATGCCGATTAGCCCTAACATTCCAGACAACGATATATATGAGGACGAGGATGATGAATGAGCAAAGTATTTGTTGTAAAGGTTGCGAGTCCTGCTGCAATTGCTGTACTCCGACAAGCCACGGCGATTTCGCCGAAGCGAGAGAAAGCCTCCGATGGACTCCTGCCATCCCAAGCTCACATTGCAGCTAACCCCCACTCAGACCACAACCTTGGTCTTGCAGCAGACCTTACTCACGACCCAAAGAGGGGCATAGACTGCTGTGAAATATACGAGAAACTTAAGCAAGACAAGCGAGTTGCCTACCTTATCTTCCAAGGAAGAATCTGGTCCAGAGTTATGGGAGAACGCCGATACACCGGAAAGAACCCACACAACAAGCACTTGCATATCTCCATCCATAGAGCAAGGGCAAACGACACAAGCCCTTGGTTCCCCTGGCTTGGAAAACCAAAGGCTGTTGGAAAGTTACGAGCTAGACTAACAAGCGGTAAGAAAAAGAAACCTAGTCCAAAGGAGGACTAATGAAAGAACAACTCAAGCAAGTATCCCTGACCTGGTTCAGAGCATCGGCTGCTGCCGCTATTGCTTTGTATCTGGCTGGTGAGACTGACTTCAAGGTATTGGGTACTGCAGCTCTGGCTGGGTTCCTTGGACCTGTTCTCAAGTGGTTAGACCCATCCGCCCCTGAATTTGGGCGTAAGAAGTAGCTCCGTAATACCCCGTTATAAGCCCTAGAAGGGCTCTGTAAGGCACGAAAGCCCCCGTTCTGGATAGATTACTCCAGAGCGGGGGTCTTTTTGCTTTCTGTTGAGCCTTCCCCTTGCCCTACAGAAACCTGTTTGGTTGCCTCAATAAGGTCTACTACCTTGACGAGGTAGCCTTTAGATATATTGGGCGGTATCTCGCAGGTTATATCCCTACCGAAAGTCTTGACTGCATACCATACCACATCAAGTGGGAGCATCAGCACTGTCCTCTTGAGGACAAATGCCCAATACTCTGCTTCGGTTACTGACAATCCTGATGGTGCCCAAGCATTCTGCTTGGTAAAGAAACACTCTGTCTCTATGTAGACATTACCCGTAAGGTGCCACTTTCTATCCCGCTTGACTTCGACTCTTTTGCCGTCAGTTAGTAGCTCTTCAACTAGAAGTTCACCCTTTCTTCCGTAAGAGAAGTCTAGGTCAAAGCTGGATTTGCTAGGCATATTTACGCTTCCATTCCCACTCATCTTGCACGATTGGCTTGACTTGAATACCTAGCTTGCGTCTAATCATTCTACGATTGAACTCTGTAGTACCTGCCCAATATCCTAAAACATTCCATTCGATTGCATAATCAAAGCATTCTTGCTTTGCTTCACAGGCTTGGCATATTCTTGAAAGAGTATCTTTGTTGCTGTAATTCTTACCAACACCATCCTCAGTAAACCATTCATCTGTATCTGTGCCAGCGCAATTAGCTGGATTCTCAAACATACTTACTCCGTATCTACTGGTGTGGGTAGGGTGATGAGCGAACCGCAGTTCACACATTCACCATCGAGGAAGTAGAAAGCTATCTCTTTATCTTCTCCAAATGCAACTAGCGCAAGGAACACTTCGCAGCCACAGATACACATAGTTCCGATGGGAGTGCCACGCAAGTCCATTGCCTTGCTGTAATCCCCGTGATGCATTAGGTCTCGTATATCCTTGGGCTTACTCATCTTCGTGCTCTATCCGTTCGCCCTGCTCATCATCTGAGTCATAGAATGGTCTGAAACCACCAAGGTGTTTGATGAGTGAGTTGATAGCTCGCTGGACTTTCATCCGTGCTGCATCTGGGCTGGTCTTTAGTTCCTGACCAAGCTGCACCCATTCGACATTTTCAGCGCCATACTTAGCGCGAAGCACATTCTGTTTGGCTTCTGATAGTTTGTAGAATGCGTTGGCTATATCTGACCTGAGTGCTAGCCAGTTGTTGCCGTCATTGGATGATTCTCCTTTGGAGAACTTGAAGTTCAAGTCTTTTATTTTGGCTGGTATTTCATAGGATTCGCCTATGATGGAGGGCAGAAATATCTCTACAACGGAGGAGTCGTAGTAGTATAGGTCCAACAATTCGTAGCCAATTGTTTTAGCTTTTTCCTTTTCACAATAGGTAATCGCTGCATTACGCAGCGACTTGGCTATGAGTTTGTCTCTATCTTTCTGTTCTAACTTGGACCATTCTTTATACTTGTTGGGGTGGGTAATAAACCAGACCCAAAGAGTCTGGGCTATGTCTGCCTTCTCAACCATTGAGTATTTGCGATGGTATTCAGCAGCAAGAGCTGATACCACTGAGTCATACTCAGTCAGATACTCCTGCATCTAAGCCTTCCCATTGCCCTCTTTGTACCAATAGTCCGATTATAGCATAATTGGCTAGGTCAATAAGGGTATCTTCGATGGACTCATAGTTGGGCGTGTCGCCCTTGTAATGTAGGTTTTCTAGCCTAGTCATCTTGTCGTGCATCCTGACAATCAGACCATTCATTGCCCCGCCTGGGGCGTGGGCTATGTTGTATGGACCATAGTCTTGGTGTTTCTTCACCATCAAGGTAGATAAATCATTGAGAATCTTCTGTAAATCTTTAGCGTTCTTCATCCATTATTCCTTTCAGCTGTTGGTCAAAGTCTTCCATTGCCTCTGCCACGATGATTTCTTCTACTATCTGTTCACCCGTTCCCTCAACTGCTGAGACTATGGCTGTGGCTAGCATATCTAACATTATGTGGGCTTCTGTTAGAGCCTCATCTGATATGGCTTCTTTGATTTGAGCCATTGCTCCCAGTAGATTGAGGGATTTATTCTCTGTAATGGGTATGCCTATGATGTTGGGATTTTCTTTGATGTAGTCCCAAATATTATTTTCATCTGGATATGCATCGGTTGATTCTGTCACTGAGCCACAAGCCTCCTTCTTTGATGACGATGCTATTTACATCGTGCCCTTCGGGCATTTGGACTATGCTGACATTGCCCAGCTCACGGCTGACTTTCTTGCCAAACTCTAAGCCTGGGTTGTCACCATCCGCAAGTACTATAACTGTTTCGAAATCATCTAATATCTTTGTGTAGTAGGGCTTCCAGTTGTTAGCGCCGGGGATGCCAACTGCTGGGTGTCCCGTCTTGACTACTGTGGTAATACAATCAATCTCACCTTCGGTGACGCAGATATAACTGTTCGAAGTAAGGACTGCTTGTGCGTTGAACATTGTGGTCTTTGCTCCAGGGATACCCATATACTTGGGTTCTTGATGGAGAATGCTGCGGAACCTGATATCTACCACGCCCGATGGCGTGATGTATGGAATGGCTAACCTACCCGCGTAGCTTTCGTGACTGGGTAATGGAGTAGCCACTACTCCCAGGTGAAACTGTTTCGCTTCTTCTACCGACAGCCCTCTGGTTGCCAGATACTCGCCTGCCAAGTGAAGGCTCGCTGCGTACTCTTGTGTTGCCTGTAGGAGAAATTGTCTCTGCGAATTTGACAGCCTCACTATAACTCACTCCCTCTTTGTACATAATCAAATCATAAACATCACCACCAGCTTCGCAGCCGAAGCATTTGAACTTGCACTTGTCTTCGTCTACACCTGCTGAGGCGTGTTTGTCTCCGTGGAACGGGCATTTCATTTTGCGCCAGCCAGTCCCATAGGGAACGCTGGCGCCCACATATTCTAGGTAGGCACGGATACTATGTTTTACCATCCATCACCTTTCTAATAAGTTCAATCCAAATCTTAGCTGGCATACTGGCATACCACTCACCTACATCTGTTTTACCTTTACGCTTGTGGATGACTGCCCCTGTCCACCCTTTATCGTTGGCTAGCTCTATCTCTAACTCTGCCACCCAACCGGCTAAGTCCATCTTCTTATGGTCTTTTACCTCAATTGTGACGCCAAGCACACCGGATATATCACCCTTGTCTAGGGTGGCTCCGGCTACTCGACGGTCTGCATAAGGGTAGCCATTAGCTTTGAGCCAGTTGACTACTTCTCTCTCGGCTTTACTACCCTTACGCTTGGATGCACTACTCAAGGGCTTCGTAAACAATCTTCATTACTTCTGTAGTAATGAGTTCGTATAGCGTATCACTGTTGTATAGTTCATCGGCAATGCTGTTCCACTCACCATCGGTGAGGGGCTTGCCAAGTAGGGTTTCAATATCTTCTTTTGTATAAGAGTTTTCCCACACCTTAAGCTCCATAAATAATCTCCTGTGCATACTTGATTTGAACATCGTCTAGGAACATAGAATCAGGATTGAAGGAGAGGGTGACATAACTGTTGCCGGTATGGTCTGCCTTGCCATAGCGATTTTTGACTGGTGCTACGCACAGATAACTGTCGTCTCCTTGTTTCTGCTGACCTATGGTCAGGACCATTGCTGGTATCTGGTTGACAAGACCCTGGATTGCTGACCGTGGCTGGCAGGGGTTAGCCTCAAAGCCCTCTTTGGTGTGGTGCAGAACAAGAACTGCTGCATTGGTATCTCTAGCGAGATACTTCAGTTCTTTCATTGCTGCCCGCATACCTTCGAACTCTGCGTAACCATCCATTGCTACATCCATTAGGTTGTCTACCACTATAAGTGTTGGGCTTCTCCCCCATACTGTCTCGAATGCAGACACCTCATCGTCCAAGTCTTTGAGAGTTGGAGTAGATTCAAAAGACCAGAAGAGATGGCTGTTCTGTTGCAGTATCTCATCTGCTTTCTCTGGCTCACGCTTGAGCAATGCTTCTGCCTGTTGCTGTGTAATTTTACTGGTCATAGCGATAAGGCGCATTGCCATTGTGTGAGCATTGGTATCTGCTGAGAAGTATAGGGTCGGAAACTTTGCCCTGGCTGCAATAGCTAGAGCAATAGAGGACTTACCTGCGCCGGGTGTGCCTGCGATTACTGTGACTTCGGCGCGGCGCAGAATAATTCCTGCCCTTTCAAAAGCGGCGAAAGCCGGTGGCAATGGTTCGCCACCGACTTCTGCTTTCTTGATAGAACGAGTTAGTGTTTTCATTTCACCTGTTCAGGTACGAATGTACTCCACTCGGCAGAACCAGCATTGACATACTGATTCTTGCATTTGTCTAGAGCACCCTTCGGTGCTGGGCAGAAGTAACCACGATAGATTTTACCGTCTTTACCTGTCCCTTGAATGGCTGTCATCTTGCCGTGAGCGCATCCGCGCCCACCGATAGATGGGATTGATGTGGCTGGTGCTGATACTGGAGCTTCAACAATATGTGCACCCAATGACTGTGCTACCTGTGCTGGGGACATAGCCTGTGCTGGTGCTGTTGCGCCTCGCACTGCTGACTCTAGCTCTGTTGTCGCTGATGTGATAGCAGCAAGAGCGGTTGCTACTACCTGGTCAAGCTCATCGCCTGACTCTGCTCTGACAGTAACCAGGCTACCGGCTGCTGTCTTGACTGTGATACTGATTGGTGCTTCTGTGTGACTCATTGTCTCCCTATTCGAATGGAGTGACAAGACCTTTTTTGTCTCGCCATTTTCTTACACGCATTGCAAATTGTACACCTTTCCAACCTTCTTCAATGTCTATGAAGTGCAACTTGCATAGGCCTTGACCAGCAGGTAGGTGGATGACTATTGCTTTCTGTTTGTTTACATCTCCCCAACTCCCACGGGTTGCCGTGGCTATGTCATACGGCAAGCCGTGGGCATAGATTGCTAACTGCATAGCAATGTTATTTGGATGGTCGATGCGACCAGTCTTTATATCGGCGATGAATAGTTCGCCTTTATATTCAACTAGTCTATCTGGTGTTCCTGCTATCTTGAACTTATCCAAGACGCAGAATTGCTCTATTCTTTTTTTATTTAGTTGTGCAGTGGTCTGCTCGTATGCGACTATATCTGCAGCCCATTGCTCTGGGATAGGACCCAAGTCCTGACCCAAATCTAGTTTCTCTGTGAATGCGTGGATAGCGGTGCCGATGTTAGCTTGGGTCTTGGCACCCGCTACTTGCATAGCATCTTCAATGAATGCGTTGACTGCAAGCTTATCGTCTTGTGCTGCGCTAATGGATAGCAATAAATCTGAACGCATAGTTAGACCTATTGCAGCCATCCGCATCTTCCAGGCAACGAGTGCTGCCGGGTCATCAAGACTGTTGGCTATGGTTGTAGCTCTTGTATACGCAACAGGTTTCTTACCTTTTGGTGGAACGACTAGGGGTCGTCCGTATCTGTCGCGTTCTATTTCTGCTTTATTCATTGTGTCCCTGTCTCCTTATAGAGAGGCGGGCCAGTAAAGGAGACTGCAAAACTGACCCGCCTTCTTATCCGAAGGCTACCACACGGAGAGGCGTCACGCAGGTAGCCTCGAATATTTATCTTGAGTAAGAGTCAATCTCTATTTCAAAGGTATCGACTATGCCACTGCCTTGATAGTCGTAGCTAAGGTAATCTGCTACCTCTTCTTCAGCAGCATTCTGGTCTTCAGCCTCAACATCACAGATAGTAAAGCTGATAGTGCCTGACACACTGAATAGTGCTTTGAGTTTGTTGGACCCAATAGACTCAAGCAATGCATTGATTTGCTCGATGGTAAACTCCATACTTTCTGAGCCAGCTTCATACTCATCGTTGAAGAAGTCAAAGATTTGTCCCTTGATAGTAGCAATCTGGTCATAGAGTTGACCTATCTTTAGCAGGTCATCATTGTTGATAGCAGTAAGTCGTTGGTTCTCTGCATCAAATTTGTCCCTAGTTTTGAGGGCCATAATCAACATATCTTCGGTGTACTTGGTAGTAACACCTGCATCATTTACATATAGCAGTTCCATATTAGTCTCCTTCTTACGCCAGAAAATCTTCATCTTCTGGGGTTAACTCGTAGTGCTCATTGAACATAGCCTTGATGGCTGGGTCACCCGTGTTATGGGCTAGTTGTCTATCTAATACATACTGGTCATCCCAACTGGCAAGCCAGTTCTGGAATAGATGTTCAG